TAGCTGCGTCGTATTCGATCGGCATTCGGATAACGGCACGAGCGTACTGCGTAACCGTCGTAGCTTTCGCATCGCTCGTTTGAATCGACGGGCAACCTGTCCCGAACACACCACCAATAAGCCCAACGTCATCGCTTGCCGCAGTGCCGGGCAATATGGTTTGATACGCATCGTGGACCCTCCATGATTCCCACGGAATCGCGAATTGTGCGGCCGACTGTTGAGCCATGTTGCCGCGTGTAATCCCTGGCTTGATTGTCACGTCTGCTAGCGTAACTGTGCCCTGAAATAATGCACCATCTGGGAATCTCGCTGCCATATCTATTCACCTTTACTCTTCCGGCGGAGGATCTTCCGGTGGGGGAGGACCGGCGTTACCCGTCCCGATTCCCAGGTTAAAAAAATTAGACTCTTCATACACTGTATCAACAAAGACAGCATGCGGTTTCAAGTTCAGCGTCTTTGTCGTCTCGTCTTCTTCGTGCTTGTAATAGAACCACATATATTGATGCCCCGTCTTGGATACGGTAGTAGTGCCGCCGCCATTTAATTCATAAACGCGATCGACGATATTAGACGCGGCCAGAAAATTAAACGACAGCTCAGGATCGGTCGAGCCCGATTGCTCACCGGTGACCCCCAAGAACAACAATTCACCCTTGGCAAAGGTGTAAAATTCAAAGTCATTTGTGGTCCCAGTGATCGACGCTACATCCTTAATCCATTGCATCGTAACCATCGACTTAGGCAATCGAGTACGGTACGTCAACCGTAATCCCGGCGAAACGATATCCACGCCTTCGACTTTATCGCCGTGAACTCCAATCCCACCAGCAAGATCTGGGGTATCGTTGCCAGACGAAGCGGCCTTGTCATTCTTTGACTCGGCACCTGCCTTGACGTTAGTGATGTGCATCGTTTCGCCGGTCGTGTCAAACGAAAAAACGCCTTCACCGATCTCTACGTGGTCACCACCTTTGTCTTCATCTTCTTCTTTGTCTTTGTCCTTGTATCGTACCGTCGCTATCCAATATTTCGGCCCGGCCTGCTTAACGCTAATGTTGTCGCGTTTGAGTCCGTAATACGCCAGTGGTGACGTGAGCGAAACCTGAAGGGCTGCCGACTGATCATCCGTAGTGTTATCGATGACATATTGCAATTCAGCAGACGAGCCAGTTCCAGACTGATCCACTGAACGATCGCGACTGCCAAATATTTCGTATATCGCCATCTATTCCATCATCTCCAAATGATCGCTATTCGTTCCGCTTTCGCCTTCGCTATCAACGCCGCAATTTTCTCAGTATTTCCGGCGATTTCTAATAGGCTCACTGCCATTCCAACCGCTTCTCTGCTGGCTTGTAATGGGCTAAACGTCCCCAATGTCGATTCGCTACCAGCATTCTTTCCGAGGTTCGCGTTGACGTCGCCGAAGTTAGCTTCCGACATCGATGTTAGATCTTTTTTCCGCTGTTCCTCACGCTCGGCACCCTCGGCATTGATCGCCTCTTTTAATAGTTCGGCAGATTTTAGTCGCAATTCTGCAGATGCCTTTTCAGTGTCCGCAAGTTTCTCTTTTTCGGCCGCCGTCAATTCTTTAAGTGTTCCACCTTCCTCGGCTTTCAACTTTTTAGAAGACAATCCCAATAGACTCATCACCCTCTTTTTCAGTCTGTCGAATTTCTTGCCTAGCCAGTCTAAGACTTTGCCGCCGATGCCAGTGAAATACAGCAACGCACCACCTAGCAAACCGATGAGGACTACCACCGCAGTTATTGGACTAGTCAGGACGGCCATAATGCCTGTGAGTACCGACATGATCGTCGTAAACGCCGTGGCGGCAGTACCAGCTAAAGTCATCAGCGAACCAAATGCGACCAATGCACCTCCTGTGACGAGCAACCCGATGGCAACCACGCCTAGCACTTTTGCGAGCCCCTGATTTTTGGCTAGGAATTGTGCTACGGTCTTAATCAATGCGGCGACGATCGTCAGCATCGGCGCCAACGCTGTACCCATCGCGATTCCAGCCCCCTCAACTGCGGACTTCATTGATCGGAATGCGCCACCGATCCCCCCCTCCATCGTCGCTGCCATCTTCGCCGCTTTGCCTTCAGCGTTCGCCATCTTGCCACGCATTTCGTCTGCCGCGTTGCCTGCGTCGGCCAGTATGATAGCCGCTTTCCCGCCACGCGTACCGAACAACGTCATCATCGTATTTAGGCGATCCAACCCGTCCATGTTCCGGGTAGCGTCACCTACGTCTCGCATGACATCTAATAGCGGCCTGGTTGTCCCGTCTACGTTTTTAACCTCGACGCCTAGTGCCTTAAGCCCTGCTGTCGATTTGCCACCCATTGCCGCTAGGATTTCCGTCAGTTGCGTCCCGGCACTACTTGCCTTAATGCCGCTGTTCCCCAGCAGTCCGATGGCTGCCGATGTCTCCTCGATTGTTTGACCGGCAGCCTTTGCGATAGGAGCTACGTGCTTAAATGATTCGCCCATCATTTCAATCGACGTGTTTGCGCTGGTCGCAGTGGTCGCGATGACATCGGCAACTCGGCCAGCTTCGTCCGCTGTCAGCCCAAACGCACTACCAACGTCGCTCACGATATCTGCCGCCATGCCGAGTTCGACGGCTCCAGCCGCAGCTAGGGCTAATACGGAAGGCAGCCCCTTCATTATTTGTTCGGTATTGAATCCTGCCATGCCCAGGAATCGCATACCCTCAGCCGCTTCGCTCGCACTGAAACGAGTCGTGCTCCCAAGCCGTTTTGCCTCGGCTGTCAGCTTTTCAAAGTCCTCCGCCGTAGACCCTGTAATCGCCTTAACCGCTCGCATCTTGTCGTCGAATTCGGCAAACGATTTAGCGGACAACGCTAGAGGCACCGCCGCCGCAGTTCCCATCGCTAGTAAATTTTTCCCTACCGATTTCGCACTCTGGCCAAACTTCTTTAGCTGTGCCCCAGCTCTGGCTAGATCGCTCTTGAATTTATTACGACCATCAAGCGTCATTTCCACGAACGCTCGTCCCGCTCGAATATTTGCAGCCATTAGACGCGTACCTCACCTGAAAAGATCGCAGGGAGTTCGGTCGCAACTGCTTCTAACGCTGGCCCCATAAATGGCCGACGTGGATACCTGGCGACTTTGCTACGTGCGTTGCTGCGTATAACCGCCGTTCCGCCGTGTTCCATCAGATTCGGGACATCGCCCGCACCCGTGAACTTGACCGGACCAACAACGACACCGTGATTATGCGGCTCGTACAGAAACAGGATAAACTTGAGACTCTGTTGCGTGCCAGCGTGGCGTGATGGAGGTTTTCCAGGGGGTGATGACTTCTTCCGCCGTCTTAGGCTTGACTGAGCCCGCCTGCGGACGAATGCACCAGCCTTAGACAATGCTTGTTTTTCCGCCCTGTCGATAACCGTTATCACCCGTGGCGAGTCGAAGAATAGATCACTCTTAATCCGTGGAAAACCCATCGACGAATATCCTTTTGAGGATGTGTATATTCCCTGCGTTTATCTCAAGCCCTGACGCACGCGGGCTACGCTTTTTGGATTCATACGGATGCAAAGACTGAGGAGTGATCGACTTGACCTTTTTGGGATCTCCATTCATTTTGATGATGTAGCAAGCCAAAGTCGCCGTGTGATCCCAATCACGAGCCTGCTTCGTTTCAGCCATCCATGCAAGTTGGCGAAGGCTAAACGGCCCAGGATCAACCCCAACAATTCCGGCTAATTGGTAGACTCGCTTCCATGCGTCGAAAGAGTCTCTAGTAGATTCGCTTCCAGCTTGTCCAGTTCCGCCGTCATCGCCTGGCCCACCGCAGGCCCGTTGAGAACCTTCATCACTCTCGCTTGTCCCTCCTTCGATGTCCTCAGCACCGCGTCCAGCGTTTCCCTGTGGGCTTTCGGGAAAAAAGACAGCAATGCTCCCATCAATGCTTCGTGTGCCTCGTCGAGAGACTGACCACTCATCACGGACGCGAATGCGTCAAAGTCGATGGATGGTTGCAGTATCGAGAATAGCACCTCGATCAGCTTAACCGGATCGGAAT